CACCCCGCTCGCACAGAGACGCTTTCTATCACGACAGCACGAACAGCACCGCTGCATACGTCGATCTGTGCGGCGAAACGCTCAATAAGGTGGTGCGCTAATGACATACTCAATACAAGACTGCGCCACCTACAAAGGATGGACAGTGATCAAATCGGTCCCTGTGGCTGGCGATGGCGTGCAGGCGCCCGGCGCTATCGTAATGTGCAGGATACATGACGTGACTCGCCCCTTTGCGATTCACTTCTTCAACGAGCAAGACGGCGGCTTCCACATGGGAAGCTACTGCGAGAATCGAGCAGAAGCCGAAGACGTCTACGCAATGCGCGTTCTGAAATACACCGGAAGGAACAAATAGTGATTGTAGAGTATGACGAAGCCCTGTTTCTCGGGCACGACAAAGAGAAATGGATTAAGAAATGCGGACCCCGTTCGCATAGACGGAAGCCCTGATTGCAAGCCCATGTGGCATCTCGGTGCCACATGTACGAGCAATCAAGCTCGAAACGGAGAACTACACCTATGAAGAATATCCTAAGTGCTTTCGCTCTTTTCGCCACACTGACGACGACTGCCTTCGCGGCAGAGAAGAAGTCGCTTGATGTTTCCAAGTGCTCTGAGATGTGGAAGGAACACAAGGCCTCCGCCGGCTACGTCGATCCCGGGAAGGGCAATCGGCTGGCGGCGTGGGTGGAGTTCCGCAAGGCGAAATGTGGCAAAGAGCGCACAGTCGAAGGCGCAGTCAACTCGCTGCTGGAAGACTAAGATGTCACATCCGATATGGACACTGTTGCACCATAGGATGACACAAGAGCATCTTGGTCCATACCTTCCGACGTTTCTCGTTAACGAGGACGAGCGCAAGGCAGCTGAACAGTTTAACGAACGCTATATCCACGGGGGCTGGCGTCCGTTCGGTCAGGGTAAGTTTACTCTGACTGATACTCACATTCTGAAGTACCCCGGTGATCCACCGCTTATCCCAATAGCGGTGACTCATTTACGTGATGAACTAATCCTTCTGTATTCGAGCGATGTGGTTGTTATCAAACAGCCAGATAACTCATTCGAAGTTTGCAGAATGGATTGATTGCAAGCCCATGCCCCATCCATAAAAAGATGGGGCATGTTCGAGCAATCCCGCTCGCAATGGAGTACTTGATATGTGGATCCATATACCCGTTATTTCTACCACTGTTCCAGAAGCGATCAATCTGGTGGGTATCGCAGCCCTCAGCTGTATCGTTTCCAATGTTATGACAATGATCACACTTCTTGTGATCAAAGGGAGGAAGTGATGGACATCCGTAGCTGGAACTACACCCAACTCCCGAAAGGGATCTACAGCGCCCACGTTCGGAAACACAACTGGGACGGGTGGTTCTTGTTCCGTGCGTACCCGAACTCGGGAAGCACCTGCTTGGAATACATCTCCCAAGACGTAAACGATGTCCTTGCGAAAGCAGAGACATTCGTCCGAGGTGAAAAAAGTCGTGCAATCTACAGCGCATCTTACTGAAAGGAAATATCATGAAATCTGCACCCTATCTCGATGGATGGCTCGCCCAGAAAGATGGATATAATTCGGGCAATCCATATGATGAGACAAAGCAACCTTACTCGTATGGACAATGGATCAGCGGTTGGTGTGATCGTTTCAGTGCTGTGAAACACAGTCTTGATCTGTCTCTAGACGACACTCAGACGTTCATATGATTCTGAAGCGGCCGGGGAAAGTTCGTCTCCGGCCGCGAAACGGTACCGAATCTCGAAGTCGACAGCCGGCATGTCTGATTTCGATTTCAGTACGATATCTTTTTCGATCTTGGCGACGCGGCTTGCGACAGGCGCCAACACACATTATATATCGACAGTGCAGCGCAGCATGGCACCATGATATACAAACGAAAATCGATAGGCCATTTGTTGCTTGCATCGAGCCTAGAATCCTGCTACACTATAATTGGTACAAACAACGGAGTGAATTCTGTGCCTAACTTCAAATGTGTCAACTGCGGAGCCAGTTCCCTTGTTCGAAGCAATTTCAGGTTGACACCGACGGGTGTTACTTTCTGTAAAAGAGAGAAATGCGATCGACAGCGTCTATACTATCTGCAGACGAATCCACGTACTCCCTTTGTACAGAATATTTCTATAGATCAACCGGCTAAAGACTCGGTCGCCGGCTAAGGACTCGACCTCGAAAGAAGACTCGGCCAACGACTCGGCCAAAGACTCGATCATGACTTCAAACTCGACCGAAGAAAGGACATCCTATGTTTCATGACATTGTCTTTGTGTATAAGTACTGGGATGATGAACAAACCATTCCTGGGGTGTTTGTTCAACTCAACAGTGTGAGCAGGAAGTACGAAATCTGCGTTCTTGAACCGAATGACAGTACTCGTACACTGGACACAAAGGTTATCGGTACATACGATACTGGTAACGATGCACGCATTGCTCTTCAAGAGTTCAATAAGAAAGAGAACGAGGTACAGGGAGCAATGTCTGAGGGCATAGGACTACTTCTTTCAGGACGAAAATTTAACTAGCAGCGGAGAACTCGCCATGGAAGAAACTATTACTCCTCAACTCTGGGAGACCTACTTCGAATACTTGGACCTCTTGAGGGAATCAGGTGTGACCAATATGTTCGGCTCGGTCCCGTACATACAGAACCAATTCGATGTTTCCGAACCCCAGGCAAAGAGAATCCTCAAGGCCTGGTGGGAGACATTCGACGAGAACGAGACTCTAGCTGATCGAGCAGCAAAGGTTAAATGAGCCACCCCTGCGGAGAGTACTTCGATCGGTGAGCGGGAGCGTCGGTTTTCAGAAAGGTGACCTGCGGTCTTCGTACGGGGTAATCATAGCGCCGTCCAAGGTCATCAACTCCCGCATTCACTCTAACCAGAGGTACAGACAATGAAACGTTTTCAGCTCGTTGAGATTGATCATCTCGAACACAAAGAATCGATAGTGCATTCAACCGACAATCCAATCTGGGCGAACGAGTTGTTCATTCAGATAAGAAAATCGACTGACCCCAGATACACCTACAGCTTAGTTGATCAGCGGGAGATCGAGGCGCTTAAGGCGCAATTCGCTGCTGAAGGAAAAGGTGCTGCATAATGTGGCTTCTATTCGACCTGGTCAACCCCCGGATCCTGCATGTAGCGCCAGTGTCGGATCAATTACGATTTGAAGAAGGGGAGCTTCCAACTCATCTTCAACTGGTAAGGAGCTCTCGAGTTGAAGCAATTGATGATCCTATATTCCTAGGTGCTCTTTCACACTGGCCCGAAATCAAACTTCGACGTCTTTATCATTGGTTGAAGTTAGATCCACCCCTTAGTCCAGCAAAGATGGATGAAAAGGCAATTCTTACCTTACGTCTACAGATTAGGGCTGCGATTGCGAAGCAATTACGCTTTGAACCCAGCCGGCTCCCTACATTAGAGGCCCCCAATATTGTTATCAGCGCACCTCTTCCCCCTCCTCGGCCGCAACGACTGCCTAACGCGCGACGGGGCTCAGTTGGTCCTTTGATACATCGAGTCGCTACCGAAATGTGGGAAGCTGCGGGTAAACCTTTTGACATTCCAACTATACTTTCTCTTCGTCAAACGATTATGAAAGTACTTAATGATGAGCATAAGATAAAAATTTCGACTAGCAGTAACGAGCTCGGTCGCTGGCAGAAGTCACTTGTGACTATCAAAGAGACGAACCACTAGATGTAGGGCTTGACCACCCCAAGCTTCCATGCTATAGTATGTACCGCCTCCAGAGATTCATCACGTTCTGGTTCGCTCAACGGAGCCATCAATGGCCGACGACCCGCGCCTACTCCAATGGCGAAATATTCCCATGGAGTTGCGGCTGAAGCGCCAGTGGCTCGTTGCTCATCCTGCCAACAAGAATCCCATCTTTTTCAAAGAAGGCCAATTCTATAACGCCTCTGTTTCAAGACACCTCAGCTCGCAGTGGATGAGCTTTGAGGAAGTTACAACTCTCGCATTGACACACAATCTTGCAATCGGCTTCGTCATTATGGAAGGCGAAGATATTACTTGTATTGATCTTGACGTAAAGCCCAACACCACAAAAGAATATCTAGATCTATTCCAAACTATTGTTAAGAACTTTGACAGTTATACAGAACGATCCATCGGTGGGCATGGAATCCATATTTGGTGCAAGGGGAGCATTGGACTCGGCCGACGACGCGATGGCGTAGAGATCTACAGCCAAAATCGATTTATGGTTTGTACCGGCAATGTCTTGCATCGTAAAGAACAACTAGAAGCTAGACAAGACATGTTGATGAAGATGCTTAGTCAGATGCCTTTGTCTGAAGGCTACGATGAAGTTGTTCTCGAAGAGTTACCTCAGACTGAAACTGATGAAAACGTTGGCCGCAAGCTATGGGAGAACGAAGACGCAAGAATGCTCTGGCAAGGAATGTGGCGTGAATTAGACCATCCGTCACAGTCAGAAGGTGATCTTGATCTAATGGTTCATCTTGTACGTCATAGTCCGTCGAATGATCAATGTAAACGTCTATTTCGTCAGTCCGGGCTTGGAAAAAGAACCAAAGCAAATCGTTCAGATTATATCTTGCGTACCCTACGTCATGCTCGTTTTATCCGTCAAGCTGAAATGATAGATATCGAAGCTGGTAAACGCAGTGCAGATGCTATCATTGCTAAATATGAAGCTGAACAAGCTCTTTTACGCACCGCTGATGGAGCTGTTGTTTTCACTCCTGATCCTATCCAATTTCAGACAGTTGAACATGCGGTTGATTTTGATTCTTTACCCGATCCCGAAGAAGTTGTATCTCATATCGATTTTCCTACTGGAGGCCTTGGATACTTAGCTCGATATTTTTATAGAGGTTCAATCTATCCCAATGTTGAATTCTCAGTGGCAGCCGCGATCACTGTGGTATCAGCTCTCTGTGGACGGGGTTGGAATACCAATACTAATTCTGGATTGAATACTTATAATCTTGTCGTTGCTCCTTCTGGAATGGGTAAGGAAGCAATGTCAACTGGGATCAGTAGACTGATTAAAATCTGTTCTGAAAAGTTCCCAACATTCAAAGATGCTTTTCACTTTGGAAGTTTTGCAAGTGGACAAGGTCTTACAAAGCATTTCACCCCAACACGGGGATCGTTTGCACAAATCCTAGGCGAGTTTGGTGGATTAATGAAAAGATTTTCAAATGCTCGCGATGAGAATATACAAGGTCTAATGACAGTAATGCTCGGTCTACATTCTAAATCTAATCCTGGTTCAACATCCGATGCAATCAATTACAGCGATGCCACTAAAAATGTACAATCTCTTCATTCTCCTGCGTATAGTATCCTTGGAGACACTACACCAGAGGTCTTTGAAAGTATCAATGCGTTTCTTCTTAACAGTGGATTCATATCTCGATTTAATATTTTTGAATATAAAGGAAAACGAAGCGATATAAATAAGAAAGTAGATTATTCAATCGATCCGAACTTTGTAGATTATCTAGTTATACTTGCCCGAGTTGCAGATCTGGTTCTTACTCAAAAGAAACCTCCAATCGTTGCTATATTGGATCCAGATGCTGAAGCACGATATGATAGATTTACAAAGTATTGTGACAACAGTTATAATCTTTCTATCGACAATAAAGGTAGTGATATTGAACATCACATGTGGTCTCGTTCTACTTTGCGAATCAACGTTCTAGCAACTCTTGCTGCAATCTTAGATACACCTCCACCAACACCGCAAGGAAATGTAAATGTTCCGATTGTGACTGAGGCTCATTGGGATTACTTCGAACGCTTTGTTATGAATGATATCAATAATTTTAAGACTAAGCAAGCTTCTGGAGATCTTGGAACAGGAAATAGTGTACAGATTAAAAAGCTTGAAGGACTATTGGAAGAATATGTGAACAAACGAGTAGCAGTTACCTATCGAATCTCAGCAGAATTTCAAGCAGCAGGAAAGATTCCGTATTCTTATATTAGAGCTAGAATGCTCCAAATAGCTTGTTTCAGAACTGATGGTAATTTTGATGATAAGAAATTAAGAGAAGCAATTCAGACGATGAGTAGATTGGGTAGACTTAAAGAGATTAAAGATCCAAATGAAAAAGGAATGACAACAGGTGATCTATACTGGGTCAGGGGAACATGAAAGTCATCGTCTGCGGTAGTCATCTTTACAGTCGACCTAACTTTATTCGTCAATGGCTTAATTGGTATCATAATGGAAATATAATCAGTACTCTGATCGAAGGTGGTGCATTGCATGTCGATGCTATAGCTGGCGCATGGGCTGTCGAACATGCTATTGATCATCGTAAGATCGAAGCAGATTGGCATATCTTTGGACACCAAGCTGGGCCTAGACGAAATGCACAGATGTTATTAGAAGGGCCACATGTTGTGATCGCATTTCCAGGCGGACCAGGTACAGCTAACATGATGAAACAAGCGCGCGCCGCTGGTATTCCAGTCATTGAGGTACAATATCTAAAGCATTGATACTTGCATCCGATCGCTTATTATGCTATAAAGTATGGTCCATCTAACAACGGAGTACTTCCTATGACTTTGATACCCGAACGGCAAGTTTCCCTCGACCACCTTAGAGAGTGGTACGAATTGAAAAAGCAAATGGAGGAGATGAAGAACAAGGAAATCGTTCTTCGTCAATTTATTTTCGCTGGACTGTTCCCAAGTCCAGAAGAGGGTACCAACAGCCATCCGCTGAACGACGGTACCGGTGCAGTTCTGAAAGCAGTACACACTATTAATCGTGCTGTTCAGATCGATCTACTTCAAGAACTAGCAAAGTCGCAATCCCTGCCCGACCACAATCTTCCCAAGTTGGAACTGGAGAAGTTGGTCAAGTGGAAGCCTGAAGTTGCAATCAAAGAGTATCGTACTCTTACTGACGAGCAACGTAATTTGTTCGATCAGGTGCTTGTGATCAAGCCGGGTATGCCTGGGCTCGATATCGTCATTCCAAAAAGGAGTACTTGATGGCACTTCACTTTTCTACTGCTTCGGAAGAATCTTTGTCCAATGGGATCAAAGTTCTTGTCTACGGGGGTGCAGGAGTTGGAAAAACAGTTCTCACTGCTACACTTCCAACCCCCGTTCTAATCTCTGCTGAGTCCGGTGCTCTATCTCTTCGCGAATCTAACCTGAGACGTCTATTTGGTAATGATCAATCTGTCTGTTACAACATGCCTATCATTACCATTGAGACTGCTGACGATCTGCGAGATGCTCATCTCTGGTGTCTGCAGAGCGCAGAAGCTCGTAACTTTCAGAGCATTGGATTGGACAGCATAACCGAGATCGGTGAAGTTGTTCTTAACAATGCCAAACGACAAGTAAAAGATCCTCGTCAGGCTTACGGGGAACTGATTGAAAAAATGGAGACTTTGATCAGAGCTTTCCGAGATCTCCAGGGTAAGAATGTGCTCGTTTCCGCAAAGATGGAGCCGACGAAAGATGAATTATCTGGTATCGTTAAATATGGTCCATCGATGCCGGGCGCTAAACTTGGACCGAAGTTACCTTACTTCTTTGACGAAGTCTTTCGTCTTGGGGTTGGGAAAGATCCAACGACTCAGCAGGAGTTTCGTTTCCTGCAGACGCAACCTGACCTTCAATTCGAAGCAAAGGATAGAAGTGGAGCTCTAGCAAATATGGAGCCTCCAAATCTAGGCTACATCTTCAACAAGATCCTCAACTCGTAAAGGAGCCATCTAATGGTGCAGCTCAACTTCGATGCTCGACAGTTTACACCTCTCGACAACGATGTCATTCCTGAAGGCTGGTACAACTTCATCATCGACGAATCTAACGCGATGCCGACAAAAGACGGCAACCCTAACCACCTGCGTCTCGTTCTTCGATTCTCCATCATCGACGGACCACACCAGGGACGTAAGGTGTTCACTGGTTTGAACATGCGGCATACCAACATCCAGACAATGGAGATTGCGAATCGCGAACTGAGTGCAATCTGTGCCGCTCTCAATCTGCCTTACGTTCAGGACACTCAGCAACTCCACAACATCCCGCTGAAGGGACGTGTCAAGACCATCAAGGACCCCAACGGTGTCTACGACGACAAGTCGGAGATCAAGAGCTACAAGCCCATCAACTATGTGGTCCCTGGTGTTCTTGCTCAACCCGGAACGAAACCTCAGGGAGCTCCCGCAACAGCACCCACTGGCTGGACGCCTCAACAGGCACCTCAGCAAGCACCACAGCAGACTTGGGCACCTCCGCAGCAGCAAGCTCCGCAGCAGAACGGAGTATACCAGCAGCCTCCGCAACAACAGGCAGCTCCTCCAAACGGTGGTTGGCAGCAACCTCAGACTCAGCAGCCTTGGGGACAGCCTCCGCAGCAAGCTCCGCAACAGATGCAGGCACCTGTGCAGACGCAGCCTGTACAGCAGGCCGAACCCCAACAGGCACCGGTACAACAGTCCGCGCCCGTTGGGTTCGCTGCGCCTCCTCCGACTCAACAGGCTCCTCAGGCTGTTCAACAGCCGCAAGATCCTGCTGTCACTGCTGCTCAAACTGCCCAGCCGCCATGGGCCAGGCAGCCTTCGTAACTGAACGTAACCAACTCAAGGGGCTCCATTCGCGGAGCCCCTATTTTTCAATAGAGGTGGATAATGAGTTGGGAAATGACAAAAGAAATCTGGTCTAAACTTCCACTCGCATTGCGACAACGTTGGTGGAGAGAGACTGATTATGGTCTACTTGCACCGAATGAAGAATTGAAACAAGCTATTCAGGACATCTTAAATAAGGATAAATCTTAATGGTTGATATTGCTCGTGATCTATGTCTTGCTATCGATAAAGCTATTGCGATTGATCAAGGCGCTGCATACAGAGGTTGGCTAGGTCAGGTACTTCCGCACATGTCGGACGCATACAGGGACACAGAGGAGTCTCATCGAAGCCACATGGGAGCTTCTCAGCTCGGGCATGACTGTGGCCGAGCCGTATGGTACAGTTTTCGATGGGCTACCAAAGCTGCGCACCAAGGTCGTATGCTCCGTCTATTTAATCGTGGGCACATTGAGGAAGCACGTTTCATCGCAATGCTACTCACTGTTGGAATGCCTGTCTATCAACAAGACGCAGAAGGAAAGCAATTTCGAATTCAGTTTGGAGATGGTCACGGTGGTGGAAGTGGTGACGGGGTCACACATTATAATAACAGCCCCACTCTTCTTGAATGTAAAACTCATAACGAAAGATCTTTTATCGAATTAGCAGGAAAGCTTGAAGAATGGCGGGCATATCTAGCTAGCGAAGGTCATTTTAAAGGTAAAGGTGTTCGCGATGGAAAACCAGAACACTTTGTTCAAGCACAAATCTACATGCGTAAGATGGGTATTGCGAGCTGTCTCTATATGGCAGTCAATAAGAACACGGATGATCTTTATATCGAGATACTTACTCTCAATCCTGAGCATGCAGATCAGTACATTGAGAGAGGCGAGAAGTTGATACAAGCTGCGACGCCCCCAACTAAGCTCAGTACTTCGCCAGGGTTCTGGAAATGTACCTGGTGCGAACACAAGCCTATCTGTCATATGAAACGAGCACCTGACAGAAACTGTCGCACTTGCAAATATGTTCAAATCCAATCCGAAGGACGATGGGCTTGCACTCACCCGACTCAATGTGCTATACTAAGTACAGAAAAGCAGCTCATAGGTTGCCCACTGTACAAGATAGCGGATCACTACAAATGAAGCCTTTTATCGACAGACAATATCAAACGGAAGCAGTCAATAGTATATGGGCATACTTCGAAACCCATTCTATTGGCAATCCAATTCTTGCAATGCCTACCGGCAGTGGCAAGACGATTGTCAATGCCCGTTTCCTCGAAGGTATCTTTAAGAACTTTCCATTCCAAAAAGTCATGCTGCTGACTCACGTTAAGGAATTGATTCAACAGAATTTTGAGAAGCTGATTGCGCTATGGCCTGATGCACCTGTCGGCATCTATAGTGATGGACTCGGGCAAAAGAATTCCAGACAACCCATCACATTAGGCGGCATTGCTTCTGTCTGGAGACAACCTCAACTCTTTGGTCATGTTGACTTAATCATCATTGACGAAGTCCATCTAGTTAGCCCACGCGGCAATACAATGTATCAGACACTTATCGATGCATTGAAAAAGATAAACCCAAAACTTCGTGTGATCGGTCTTACTGCTACTCCTTGGCGTATGGGACACGGGAAACTAACTGATCCATATTTAGATAAAGATGGGAAACTACATCCAAGTGTCTTTACTGATTTCTGCTTTGACATCACAAACTATCATAGCTTCAATAGGTTGATCGCAGAGGGCTATCTTGTCCCACTGATCCCTAAGAAGATGAAGACAGAACTTAACGTAGACGGAGTCCATCTACGTGGTGGTGAATTCATAGAGAAAGATCTACAGATTGCAGTCGACAAGCATGAGATCACCGTTGCTGCAATTAAAGAAGCTATCGATCTTGGTAAAGATCGTAAGAAGTGGTTAGTGTTTGGAGCAGGCATTGAACATGCTGAACACATTACTCAGATCTTAAACGAGATGGGAGTCCCTGCTGGATGCGTCCACAGCAGGCGCGAAGATCGTGACGCCACAATCAAGGCCTTCCGAGCAGGCAAAATCCGCGCGCTAGTCAATAATAACATTTTGACAACTGGCTACGACGATCCAACAGTGGATATGATCATTGTCCTGCGGCCAACTATGTCTACAGTGCTGTGGGTTCAGATGTTAGGACGAGGCACCCGGCCCGTCTATCCCCCTGGATTCAACAGCGAGACGTTAGAACAGCGTATGGCTGCGATCAAAGCCAGTGGCAAACTTGATTGCTTAGTTCTGGATTATGCAGGTAACACGCGCCGCCTGGGGCCAATCAATGACCCAGTGATTCCAGAGCCGCCTAAGTCGAAAGGAACGCGCCCAGCCCCAGTTAAACTCTGCGACGTCTGCGATACTTATGTTCACGCTAGCGTTCGAGTCTGCCCACATTGTGGTAATGAATTTAAATTCCAGATTAACATCGTACAGACAGCAAGTTCCATTAGCCCATTGAAAGGTGAATTACCGATAACAAAGGTATTCAAAGTGGATCATATCAGCGCAGCACGACATGAGAAACACGGTGGTGGTTCTGTCTCTATGCGCGTCTCATACTATTGTGGTTTGAAGATGTACACCGAATTCGTAACCCTTGAAAACAGTAATGCTTTCGCCCAACGCCGCGCGCGAGCTTGGTGGAAAGTAAGAATGAAATCAAAATGGAACGATACGTTGAACAATCCCGTTCCCACTACAGTTAACGAGGGGCTCACTCGCCTCGAAGAGATCAATCACCCAACGCACATTCGCGTCTGGGTGAACAAGAATCCGTACCCAGAGATTATGGCTATCTGTTTTGATGGCACTGCTTTTGGAACGGAGGAGATGTCAGACGAGGTTCCGACAATCGTTTCCTCTCTGGCTACGCTGAAGAAGACTGACTTAGATACGGAAATCCCATTCTAACGGAGAAGAGACAATGGCCTTCAAACTGACAAAGAACGAGGAAGATCAATTCGCACGTCTAAAGACCGCTCTCACTGCGAAATATGTCGAACTCACAACGGCTATCAATACCTATAACGAGGAAATGAGTAAACTTTGCAATCCTCTTCAAGAGACATTTGACGAATACAATAAGTATCTAAACGAACTACGTTCATTCGTCGAAACGGTTGCTGAAGAAAAACGTTCAGATTTTGAAGACAAGTCTGACGATTGGAAAGAAGGCGATACTGGGTCGGGTGTCGACGCCTGGCTTAGCGCCTGGGAAAGTGCTGAACTCGAAGAAGTATTTATCGAATTCCCAGCTGAGATCGGAATCGAATTTGACAATCATTCGGAGATCGATCTAGCCAACGAGCCGTAAATCGGCTTGCACCACCACTAAGAAACTGCTATGTTTGTGGTGTTATCGCATACAACGGAACACCACAAACATGACGCATTGGATCAGGAACGATGGGGGTCGCGCCGCCTACGGCTATACGGGCAAAGCAGGTGATTGCGTTACCCGTTCGATTGCAATCGTCACGAATATACCGTATTCTAAAGTCTACAGCGACCTAGCGTGGATAAACGCCACAATGCCTAAGACAAAAAGTCGTAGGACGGCAGGTATTCACAGCGCATTCTATGGTATCTATACCCAGAGTGTTCTATTCAAACGATACATGGAGAGCCTCAACTTCATCTGGACTCCGACCATGTTTATCGGATCTGGTTGTAGAGTTCATTTGCGGGCAAACGAATTACCCTCCGGGGGACTAGTGGTGTCCGTCAGCAAGCATCTTACCGCAGTGATCGACGGGGTCATTCACGATACCCACGATCCTTCGCGTGGTGGTAGACGTTGTGTCTATGGTTACTGGAAACTGGAGAGACTACAATGGTGACGGAAAAATGATGTTTCTCCTCTGGCTCGTTCTTCTCATCATATTTCTTTTCATTGCGCGTTGGCTTTTCTTGAGGTAAAATAATGCTTGCATTGAGGCGAAGATATGTGCATTAATAGTGGGGCAGTAACAGTTCCTATCAACGTTACACCAACAACGGAGTACGAAAATGCACGAAGTAGAAACAATGGCCTGGGCACACGAAGTTCCATGGCACGGTCTCGGCAATCGCGTCGAGGGTGAAGTAACCTGCGACGAGATGCTCGTTGCCTCTGGCCTCAACTGGACAGTGGAAGAAATTCCCTGTTTCATCAACGTCGACGGAAAGCAAGTGCCTGTAGAGCGTAAGGCGTTGGTTCGCAGCACGGACAAGAGAGTTCTGACCGTTACTGGCATGAACTGGCGTCCTTTCCAGAACAAGGATGCGATGGAGTTCTTTCGGGAATGGACTAACGTCGGTGGCTGTACACTTGAGACAGCCGGCTCGCTGCGCGGTGGAAAAATTATCTGGGCACTGGCACGCGTCTCTGCTGGCTTCATACTTCCAGGTAGAGACGCTGTGAAAGCCTATATCCTTCTGGTATCACCACACGAAGTTGGAAAGGCGAGTACTGTTCGAACCACAACGGTTCGTGTCGTGTGCGCCAATACACTAGCGATGGCCGGTGGGGTTCAGGGCAAGAACGCAGAGTATCGTCAGAGCCACATCTATAACTTCGACACCTCTGCCGCCAAGGCATCTGTCCAATTGGTAAAGGAAGAAGTTGCCAAGATGGAATTGGATTCCCTGGCTCTGCAGCAATTGAAGATGAGTCAGTACGATACGGTCCGCGTATTGGCAGAGTTCTTTCAGCCTGCGCTGCCGAACAACACCGAGCACAACATCGAGGAACTGATCAACGAGCCGGATGCACGCTCCGCACGGCTGCAGAAAGTTCTTTGGGCAACTGAAAAGGCGCCTGGTGCGACTCCCGGCAATGGCTGGGGCGTTCTGAATGGTGTCACGTTCTGGGCCGATCATATGGCAGGCAACTCCAAAGACTCCCGCTTGTTCAATAGCTGGCTGGGCGAAGCCGGCAAGATGAAGGACAAGGTCAAGGGGAAATTGATGGAGATGGCTGCCTAATTGATACAACACAAGACAGTG